AGTGGATGACGGAAGCAGTTATTCCAAGTTTGTCTGATGAAGGAAGAATTGCGATGATAGGCACAGTTATATCAGAAGATTGTTTTTTATGTTGGGCAAAAGAGTCTACTGCATGGAATGTTCTCTGGTATTCTATATGGGATGACGATGAAAAAAGCATATGGCCTGAAAGATTTCCAAAAGACAGGATATTGGCCATAAAGGACGAGTTTTCGTCCGTAGGGAATATAAATGGATTCTATCAAGAATACATGAATATAGCTCAATCTCCTGATGACGCGCCATTTCAGCCTGATTGGATTAAGATACATCATTATGATTATGGAAGAGTACAAGGTCAAAATTGTTTAATTAAAAATAAAGGATTAGAAAATGAAGAAATCAAACCTGTGGAAATCTATACTGGAGTGGACCCTGCAAGCTCTCTCTCTTCTAGGGCTGATTATTTTGTTATCGCCACTATTGCTATTGATAACGAAAATAATAAGTATGTGGTAGATATATACAGAGATAGAATATCTCCAGCAGAACAACCTGCAAAGATTGTAGATATGTACAATAAATTTAAACCTCGTAGAGTTAAAGTAGAAACAGTTGGTTATCAGGAAGCATTAAGAACTGCTGTTAGAGAGCTTATGAGAGAACAAAATATTTATATTCCAGGTTTAGAATCTGGAGTAAAACCAAGAAATAGTAAATCAGAAAGGTTACTGTCACTAGTACCATTGTTCGCTAAAGGGACTTTTTATTTTAGAGCAGAGGATATTAAAGCTCAACAAGAGTTTTTATCTTATCCAAGAGGAAAGCATGATGATGTTATGGATGCTATTTGGACTGCTTTAGATGGAGCAAAGCCATGCAGAAAAAAAGAAATTAATAAATTATCTGATGAAGAATGGCGTAATCCAAAGAAAAAACTTGATTGGCTTACTTTATAGTGCGTAAATTAAGGATATGGCATATTCAAAAAAAGATGGAAAACAAACCGAAGATATAGTAAATGAGACCCTTCAGCTGTTCGATGATTACTCTAGCAAAAGAGATAATTGGGCTAAACAAGCAAAGGAAGATAAAGAATTTAGGCTTGGCAAACAATGGACTGCTAAGCAGAGAGAAGTATTAGAATCTAGAGGACAGGCTCCTATTGTTATAAACAGAGTGCATCCTGCTGTTGAATCAGCTAAGGCTATGTTAACTGCAAATAGACCTTCTTTTAGATGTGCTCCTAGAGAAGACTCTGATAATAAAGTAGCTCAAGTTATGAGTGCTTTATTAACATATATGTATGATATATCTGACGGAAGAACTGTTATTAGGCAGGCGGTAGATGATTATTATACAATGGGAATGGGATATATACATGTATATCAAGACCCTATGATGGATATGGGTAAAGGCGAAGTATGCTTTCATGACGTAGACCCATTAGATGTATATGTAGACCCTAATAGTAGACACAGGCTTTTTGATGATGCTGAAAATATAATTATATCTAAGTTATTTACAAAAGACCAAGCAAAAGATTTATATCCAATGTACGAAACGGCTATAAAAAATGCTCAGTCTGATTCTGGTAATAAAGTAGACTTTAATGCTCCATGGACAGAAAGAGAGGACGATGGGGAAGTAACATTTCCAGAAGATGTAGGAAGGGTTAATAATCAAGAATATGTACGAGGATATGAAAGATATTATAAAGTTAATGTTAATGAATATAGGACTTATGAAAGATTTTCTAAAAAAGAAGAATTGTTAGACGAGTCACAATACGAAGTATATTCGCAAAGACCAGCTTTTATAATACAAGGACAAATATTTACTGATGCTGAAAAAGCAAAAATAATTTTAAATCAACTTAATCAGCAAAGACAACAAGCTTTAGCTCAAAAAATGCAAGAACTTCTAGGAGCAGGATATGAAGAACAAGATGCTATAAAGGTAGCAGAAGAAGAAGTTCCTTCTATACAATATGAAGAAATAGATTATGGTGAGCTAATGCTAAAAGGTTTAATTGAGGTTGTCAAAATTAAATCAAAGAAAATTAAACAATGTGTTATTATTGGTGAAACTAAGTTGTATGATAGAATATTACCAACTGACAAATATCCAATAGTGCCTGTTATGAATGTTCACACAAGAACTCCATACCCAGTATCTGACGTAAGAATGATTAAAGGGTTACAGGAATATATAAATAAAACACGTTCTTTGATAATTGCCCATGCGACTACAAGTACAAATACAAAAATACTTGTCCCAGAAGGAAGTGTCGACATGAAAGATTTTGAAGAGAAATGGGCTCAACCAGGAGTAGCTATCCCCTATGACCCTACAGACGGTGCTCCTATGCCAGTTCAGCCCACTCCTCTTCCTAATGAGTTATATCAAAATGAATTAACTGCTAAGAATGATATTGACCATGCTTTAGGTTTATATGAAATGATGATGGGAAATGCACAATCTGCTCCTGCTACATATAAAGCTACAATATCTATAGATGAGTTTGGTCAAAGAAAAATGAAATCAAAACTTGCTGATATAGAAGCGTCATTAACTAGGGTAGCTCAAGTAGCTATACCTCTTATACAGCAGTTATACAAAACTGAAAAAGTATTTAGAATTGTACAGCCAAACAACTCAATGAGTGATTACGTAATTAATAAAAAGCTTGTTGATGATAAAACTGGTGAAATTAAAATTATAAATGATATAACTATAGGTAAATACGATATTATAGTTGTTACTGGTTCTACATTACCTTCTAATAGATATGCAGAATTAGAGTTCTATATGGATGCGTATGCAAAAGGATTAATAGATAAGCAAGAAGTTCTTAAGAAAACAGAAGTATTTGATATGGAAGGTGTTCTAGAAAGAACTGATACGATTGCAGCGTTGCAACAACAATTAAAATCTGCAACAGAACAAATTAAGCAGTTAAAAGGAGATATGCAGTCTAGAGATAGAGAAGCTGTTAATCTTAGAAAGAAAGTCGAAGTTGAGAAGTTTAAAGCTGGTCTTGATGGAGTTTCAAATAAATCAAAAGCAGCTAGTACTATATATGAAAAACGACTTGATGATAGTTTAGCCATGGTGAAATCTCAAATAAGAGAATCATCTAAACAAGATAGCTTACCCTTTGATGGCGAAAAGGCAGCTAAGAAAAGAGACAAATAATGACACAAGATAATGTACAGGTAGACACCCCACAAGAAAGTTCTAATGAACAACAGTATAATTCTTTAGAAGAAGCTGTATTTGGAACAGATATGGGCTCTAATGATGTTACAAGTGCTTTTACTACTGGTAATGAAGGTACTACTGAAACAGCTCCAGAACCAACTGGACAACCTGAAGTAAGTAAAGAGGAAGTTGCTCCACAAACACCAACTCAAAATAATAATGATGAGAATAGATACCAATATTGGCAATCTCAAGCAGATAAATATAAAAATGAGTTAGAGGCTATGAAATCACAGCAAGCTCAGGCACAGCCTGCAGCTCCTGTGGAAGAAAGTGCTCCTGTTGACGAGTTTCCTCCTGCACCTGAAAAACCTAAAAGACCTAGAGCTTTTAATAGAGAAGAAGCTTACGCTGACCCTAATAGCGAAAGTGCTAGGTACTTAGATTCAATTGAAGAATGGAGAGACAATGTTTCTGAGTATAATACTTTAAAAACACAATACGACAATGCGGTAATCCAAGAAAGATTTGACAACTTTGAAAAACAAAGAGTTGAAAATGCTAAAAGGCAGGAAGCTGCTCAAAAGCATGCAACTCAAGAAGCAGAAATCAAATCTCATGTAATGGGACATTACGGTATGTCTGATGGTGAAGCAAAAGAATTTATGCAGAAAATGTCTGACCCAGCTTCAATTACTATCGATAATTTAGTTCAATTGTATAGAATGCAAAATGGTAATGCAGTACCGCAAAATAATGCACCTGCAGAACCAAGTCCTGCATTTCAGCAAACAAAGAATGCTCAACAGGTACCATCTCCTATGGGAGTAATGCCTTCTGGACAATCTAATGCTGATACTAAATCATTTGAAGATAAGATTATGGATAATTTGATAGGGAATTTTAATAGTAAGAATCCCTGGAAGTAACTTATAACCGCCCTACTTAAAGGCCTACCAAGGCAGCTGATAGAGGGCAAAATAAAGGATGGAATCAAATGGGAACATTTTATTCGAATAGCCAATATAATGCGGCTACTGGAGTTTCTCTAGACGATACAAGACGTCAGTTTAATTTTGGTGACCGTGTTGCTGAATTGGCTCCACAACAAAGTCCATTCTTCGTATATTTATCGAAGGTGGCAAAAAAAGCTACTAATGACCCTGTGTTCAAATTTCTTGAGCAAAGACATCAGTGGCAAAGACGTAACTTTGAAGTTCACACTGCATTTACAGCTAGTGAGGAATTTGCAGTTGCTGAAGTATTAAATGACGCAGAGGACATAGTTTTTACTTGCAAATATGACGAGTATGGTAAGGTAGCAAGTGCATCACAATGTTCGTTTTTATTACCTGGTCAAGTAATTGCAATGAAGGGTGACGATGGAGTAGTTTACTACTTACAAATTAGCGCTTCTGCAACAGTAGCTACAGGAACAAGCCCAACTTTAGCTGGTACTACTATCGGTCATGATACAGACGATAATAAAACTACTATTGAAGGTCTTGCTTTAACAGCTATTGGAAAAGCTATACCTAATGGTACTGTATTTAGTGCTGGTAATAAATGTCAAGTAGTTGGTACAGCATTTGCTGAAGGAACTGATAGTCCTATTGGTTGGGAAGATAAATTGTATGACAGAGAAGGATATTGTCAAATCTTCAAAACTGGTATGAATATCTTTTCTGGTACAGCTTTAGCTACTGAATATAGAGGTATTGCGAATGAATTTCAAAGAATCTGGCAAGATAAGTTAATGGAACATAAAATGGATATAGAACAAGCTATGCTTTTTGGTATGGGTTCTGCTTCAAACGAAACATCTGCTGGCACTGCGCCAACTAGATATTCTTGGGGTATCTTACCTTATACTGAAACTTATGGTAAAGTATATAATATGTCTTACAGCTCATCTGGCTACGATGCTTTCTTAGATGCAATGGAAGATTTTTTCGCTCCTGAATCTGGAAACAGTGGTGACAAATTAGTATTAGCTTCAAGAAAAGTTATTACTTATTTAAACCT